CGTCGCTGTCGTGGCGTTTCCAGACAGGCTGGCCGTGATAGTTCCGGCGGAGAAGTTACCAGATGCGTCACGCGCTACTATCTTGCTGGCAGTGTTGGCGTCAGTGGCGTCTACCGCAAACGTGCGAGCAACAGATCCATCAAATGTCCCACCGGACGTCAGATAACTGCCAGCGGTTAGGGCGTTAGCGACAAAACCAGATCCACCCGTGATGTTCCCACTAATCTGAGAACCGGAAATAGACGAAGATGTGTCGAGCACCGTGCGGACAGCAGAGCCATCCCACCACTTAAGGACCTTTGATCCAGAGGTGTCGGTCCAGAAGTATCCAATGTCGCCACCAGATGACAGTGTCGGATTCCCGGTGCCGATGTTGAAGACCTTAAAGTCCTGAACCTCGTTCTTGTTGAGCGTGATGGAGCTGAGAAACGGAACTGCCATAGTGTTTAGAAGTTGAGGTAAGCCGTGCCGGTCTGAGCACCGGGAAAGTGGACGTTCACAGTGTTTGCGTTGACGTATTCAACCTCGGTCCAACCCGCACGACCAAGGGGATCAATGACCCAGACGGTCGGATAAGCGTTGAGGTTGTGGTTAATCACCCAAGGGTTGGCACTGACCGACTGCGTGTGCGTGTAGGTAGTCGCCCCGATGGTGCTGCGTTGCTGGGTAGCCGTTGCATCGTCTAGGATGGCCTTGCCCTGCGGAGTGATGTCGCCACCCAGCTTGGTCGTATTGACCACACCGGCTTGGATCGTGGTCGTATTGCTGTTAGCTGAGGCAGCGACATCGCCGGTCAGAGCCGCACGCTCGAAGGAGACCTGCCCAGCCGTGTCCCAGTTGGCAACCACCGTGGTCGAATTACCAACCACCCGCTCCAGCGTCAGCGTCCCATTGGCAGACTTAACGAGGTACTCCGCGTTTACAGGAGCACCAGCAGCCGAGACGAGATTGTACAGGTCCGAGAAGTTGTCGTTGCACTTGATGAAGGCATCACGCAACGGATCTCCCGTTCCATCATTGGGTACTGTCCCGACGTCGATTGGCTGCTGTGCCATACCTCAGTATTTCTTGCTGAACTTAGTGTTCGTCGGTGAGAAGCCGACCTGCAACTTGGTTCCCCCGCATTTCACGCGCACCTCTGGGTTGTCTCGCTCCACCTCGCGAAGGAACTGGGAATCCTTCCAGCATTCGTAACCCAGTTTTGCGCCCCAGTGATGGTACAGCGTCGGGTCGATACGCATCCGCAACCGACCAATGCCGTCGATGCTGCGGAGATCCTGCTGGCTGTCCTTGGCGATGCGTTTCTGATGCACCTCGGCATTCACTAGATCCGCGTGATATCCGGTGGCGAGTTCCTTGACCACATCCTGACGCAGTTGCGCCGGGAGTCCTTCGAGTACGTTGTCTAGTATGGGTGATTGCATGATGGAAAAAAGGGGAGCACCCACCGATATGGCAGATGCTCCCCGTTGAGTGATTGATTACGACGCGCCAGCGAACATGCCGAAGCCACCGGGGTTCTTCACCACGAGACCAGCAATGGCCTGCACGAGACGGATAGGACCGCCGCCAGCGTCAGGGAGATCCTTGACCTCGGGCAGCTTGCAGTACCGGATCTCGGTCATGTCCATGGGGATCACGTATCCACGATAGGCTTGAGAATCCAGCGTGGTGGTGCTCTTACCACCGATGAAGGTGGTGGGGTGCAGGATCAGACGACCGAAATCACCCTCGAACACGTCGATAGAAGACGCGAACGTCGAGCTGGACAGCTCCTGATTGAACGTGCGGACGCTGGTAGCAGCGATGCTGTTCGTGTTGGCAACCTGCGTGGCAGCGGCGCTGGTCAAGTTGGTGAAGGAACGCTTCAGGGTCGTTCCGAGAATGCAGTCGTAGTCACGATACACGCCAGTCTTGGAGTAGATGGCGGTGAGGACGTTCTGCACGGTGGACTCAGCGAAGTTCGCCGAGGTGACAGAGCTGATGGCATTGGTGGCCGCAGTGCCCGGGGTCACGCCGCCAGCAGGAGCAAAGGCGGAACCGGAGGCAAGAGCACCAATGTTGGAGCTGTTGGTGCCGAGGAGCCAGTTACCGAGGGATCCGGTCTGGTAGGCGTTGGTGGAACCGTTGTCCTGCTGCGCCGCCTGATTGGTGCAGAGGAACGTGGACTCCATGTCGCGCTTAATCTCAACGAGGAGCTTGGCGACGTTGTAGGCGACCTCAGAGGCAGCACCGGCAACGTTCTGGGTCTCGGCGATGAAGCCGACCCGGCTGTTGCGGCGGAAAGCCTGAGCGTAGTTGGTAACGCGCAGACGATTGGCGGATTCGTTCGTGTAGCTGGTGACGTCGGTACCGTCGATCACGCCACCGAGTTGAGGGGCGGAGTAGTCGTCCACCTGCCAGCTCATGATGACGTTCCCGAGGTCCTTGCCCTTGGGAGCCATGGACACGAAGGGAGTGCTCTTCGCGTCAACGTTTGCGATGTAGTCGGCCAGCTCCTCGCGGACGCCGACCTGATTGTTTACACCAAGATATGCCATGGTAGTTTAGCCTTTCAGAAGTGTGTGTTGAAGCAACCGCGACAGATCGGCAGTGCTCCCACTTTGGTTGAACGCCTTCTTGGCAGACCTCGCCGCATCGTTGGCCTTGTCAGACTTGACCGGACTCGCCTTGGGAGCCGCAGGCTGCTTAGGGGCCACCTTCACAGGAGCCTTCGCAACCTTCGCGCTCTTCTCGCGTTCCATTCGAGCCTTCCGACCTTCTAGGAAGTCACCGATTGCAATCTGGTAGTCAGGAAACGACGCAAGTTGTGGCATCTGCCGCAACACCTGCTGCGCTTCCGAATACGTCGGATTGCTACGGTCTTTCCACCAAGGGTACGCACTCTCCGCAACTGGCCGCACTTGTTTGTAAGTGTTGAGGAATTGGTGCCGCGTCGGAATGTGAACATCCAAGGCATCCTCGACTCGTCGCCGAATCGCCTTGATCTCATCCGCGCTGTACTCTTTCCCGCCCACTTCGCAGCCGTCAGCATTGTCCTCGCACCATCTCTTCAACTCCCGGGCCTTGCGGTACTCATCGCTGAGTTTCGCCTCGTCCCAGATGTCAGAGAACGGATTGTCGGTCGTCGCTGCCGCCTGCGGTACTGCCGCCTGCTGCTCAAGAGCTTCCAGCTTCGTCCGCGCCTCATTCAGCTCCCGCTCCAAGGCTTCCGCTTTTGCTGCGGCCTCCTTCTTCTGAGCAACGAGCTTGTTGATGCGACGCTGAACTCCAGCCGGTTCGTCCTCGGTAGCGTCTTCAGTCTGCTGAGAAGTCTCTTCTTCCTCAGCGGGATCCTCCACGGGTGTCGCCTCCCCGGTCTCAGCAGTCTCGGACGCTGACTCCTCGGCAACCGGCTCATCTGCACTCGCAGCGGCTGGTTCCGGTTCCTCGACAGCTTTCGGAGTCTCGGAGAACCGAGTCTCCAACAGTTTCGCCAACGCCACCGTGTCGAGCGGGAGCGGGTTGAGCGGTTGTGCCGTGTTTTGGGAGGGTGTCGCTTCCCCGGTTTGTGTTGCTTCCATGCTTTTTAGGCCCTGCAAGTCGGGCATACTACGACAGGGTTTAACGCTAAACCCAGAAAGCTGAAGCCCTCATGGACTACGTTACCGCTAACGTCAACCAATTATTCTTGGGGAGCTTCCAGCTTCAGACCCATCTCCACGAGGAACGAGCGTGCATCCGATAGAGCAGCCGCCCGTCCGCAGTTGTACGCCCTAGCCTCTGGAGTCAATGCCGAATTAATTGCTGCGGAGACCTCGTCAGCAATCAATTCACTGAGCACCTGCCGCAATGCACGCAGCACCGGCTCATGCTCACCCACGCCACCCAGCGCCATCTTGAGCTGTTCGTCAGTCATTCTCATTGAGGAGTCGATCCGGGTTGCACGCCAAGACGGCCAGTGACTGCGTTTTGCTGCTGTTGCACGCTGAATTGCAGGTTCTCCACATATTTCTGCAAATTCGCTTGGAACAACGGATCAGACTGAACCTGCTGCTGATATTTCGGGTTCGCCTGCAGGATCTGCTGGGCAAAATTAAGCCTTGCTTGAGCTGTAGGATCGTTCTCACGCAGCTTGGGCGGATTTCCAAGGCTCATCAGGCCGAGTTCGTCGTTGGTTTCGTCGAACATCTTCTGACTCGCAGGTCCGGCCTGCATGATAAGCTCATTCGCAAGCGTCGGATCAATCGCACGCAGCGCCAGACCCACGAGCTTGGTGCGATCCACCACGCCAACGCTGTCCAGAGGCAGCACGAGGCTCGAAAGCGCCTTGAGTTTCTCGGTCACGAGGTCGGTCTGCAGCTCGCGCACGTCGAACTTGAGGCTGACATCGAACTCCTGAACGTTGGTGCTGAGAGGAACGTTGCTTCCGGTGATCCGAGCCACCTCTTCGGGTCCAGTGTACTGCAGCGTGAGGCTCAGGACCTGCCGGAACGCCTCGGTCCAGCCGTGCAGCCAGTTGTTCACGAGCCTCTGCTGCCGCATCTGGGTGAGCGCAGGAGGCACCTTCTCGGTGGGACGGCCAAAGTAACGGTCCACCTGCGTCTCGATGGCTGCGATGAGGTTAAACGCCACCGACGGCTCCCGGGCTGGCGGCTGCATGAACGAGATTTCACCCGGACGCAGCACCGGAATCTGCACCGCAGGCCCTAGGCGCAGGTTTCCGCCCCTCGTCTTAGGAACTTGTATCGGCGGAATCGTGTTCAGCGACGTGTAGTCGAAGATCGAGTCGCGCTGGGCCTTGATCTCGTTCTGCCAAGTGCTGCAGATCTCCGGCACGCCACGGCTCTCGACGATCTTTCGGTGGATCACCTCAGAACGCCACACGATGAACGGGTACTGGCCGTGCTCGTAGTCGATCAGCTCGAACTTGCCCCAAGAATTGCCCACTTGTGGACAGAATACTGTGCAGTAAACGCCCGGGACACCGTCTTCATCCAGAGCCTTTTGATACGCATAGACGACCTCGATCAGGTTCTCACGGTCCAGCACCGCGTTGTTGGTCAGCCCAATCGTATAGGTGTAGTCGCTGAAGTTGCTGAACCGTCCCCTAGTGGCAATCGCCTGCTTGGCCCACTCCTCATCCCAGTCGTCGGTCTCGACATGCTGCATCACCTCGATCTCGGTCATGTAGCAACGCCTGAAAACAACACGCGCACTCTGGATGTCGGTCGTCTCCGGAGGGAACGCCAGCTCATCGTAGGGAGCCAACGCCGCAACACTCGGAGAGTTCTTCACCATCGTCGGCACGTAGATCTCGCACTCACCTTCCTCACGCAGATCCTTCACGCACTCCAGAGCCTTGCGCTTCTTGAGATTCGGGAAAGCCGCCATGAGCAGCTCGGCCAACTGATCGGTGGCATCCGGATTCGCTAGAAGATTCGGCAGGTCCGCCAGCACGCTTCCTTGAGGGCTCTGAGCCGCGATCTGCATGAGCTGCTCGACCGTGACGTACTGCTCCTTTTGCCCGATCTCCTGCTGCCAACTCACATGGCACCCGGCCCAACCATAGGTCCACAGGTACTGACTCAGCAGCTCCACCTCACGGGTCATGTCCGTGTAGAGCTTCTGGTTCATCACCCAGTCCATGAGTGAATGCGCCGTCACCGCAGTGTCCAGATTCCTCACGTTCGTCGGGGCCACACGCAGCATCGAACGCCAGAAGGCTGTGGAGCACACGTCAACCAGCCCATTGACCACCTCGTCAGCCAGCGGGATCCGCGTATCGGACGCACCGTCCCAAGGGAACGCCATCTTCCCGTTCGGCTGGTTATCATTCCACTTCTTTCCGTCACCGCTTTGACCGTCCCAGCGGCAGTACCGGGTGTTCTCAGCCTGACCAACCCGAGTCCCAAGACCATAGTCTGTGGCCGCACGACGCAGCTCCTCGTTCAGCGCACCCACGTCAGGCGCGTCACCCACGTGCGCCATTGCATCACCACTGGTCTTATAGCTCGTCGCGTAATTCATCCGAAGCCCTTTGGTCTGTTTGCACTGAAAAAGCAATGCTAATACCCCCCTCCGCCGTAGCTATCCAGCCCACCAGCACCCACATGCTCGATCTTTGAGATCAAAAGCATGCCCAAGCAGTCGATGGGATCCTTCGATGCACCCTTCTGCCCATCCCGCCCCGTATGCTCGCTCATGCACCAGATCAGGTTGTGCAGGTCATCCACCACATACAGCCTCGGCTCGTTCAGCGAAGTCATTGGCTTTGTAGCGTCGTAGCTCAGGTCCGAGTTGATGGCAGCCGTCCGCTGATCCACAGGCACACCCGGAGCTGGAATGAACGCCATGCCATCGTCCTGATCGCTAGGCTCGGCCAGCAGGTCAATCAGCGTCGTGCCACCCTGTTCGCTCAGTGCCGGACTTCCACCTGCCCTGGGGTCGATCAGCCGCATCACCGGCTCACCACGACCAATCTCCTCCTCGATGGCCCGAAACAACTGACGGTACTCCACCACGCTCCGACCCGCCTCCAACGTCTGCGCTGGCCCCGGCTTCCCATCGGCCTTCTCACTCGGCAGCGCCCACTCTCCGTACCCGGTGAAGTCCGGGAACTCACGCGCCACCACCTTCCGGCCATCCTCGTAGACCAATAGCCACAGGCAGTACCAATTACGGCTGCCAGCCGGGTCGCAGACCATGTACAAGGTCCCACCATCAGGAATCTTGCTTCTAGGGATGCAGTGCGTCTCCGGCCTGAACCTAGCAAAGGCCTTTCCGATGTTGTCACTCGCCCAGCCATAGGCACGCGTCAGGATCTGTCCCATCGGCGCACCAACCAGCTTGGATTTCATCTCGTCCCACGGGTTGTACGGGTTGTCCTCGGAGTAGAAGAACACCGTGCTCCGATTCTGCTTCTCCAGCCGCATCACCCTAGGTGCCTTCCCTACTGGCCAAGTGGGCAATCCCTGCTTCCCGGACAGCATCTGCCCCTTGTGCCACTCAGTAATTGCAGCCCCACCAGTGAACTCCTTGTACACGCTCGCCACACCCTCTAGCGGAGTCTGGGTCACCAAGAGCTTACCCCTACGTGTAACCAACCGATACCGCAGCGTGTCTACCCAGCTCTGCGGCACCAGCTCGTCGCACCAGATCAGGTCCGCTTCCCGACCCTCGATCGTGTTCTCAGACTGCGTGTAGTTCAGGAAGTCGCAGCGGGAGCCGTTAGGCAAGATGAAGGAGCCGTCGGTGAAGCCGTTCTTCCTCGAGTAGTTCAAGTAGTGGATCTTGCCCTTCTTCGTGGCCCTGAGACTCACCGGCAGGTAGTTGTAGATCGCAGGCTGCTGCACCGTGACACTCGTGGCGTTGCTGGTATGACAGCAGAGCACGTTGATGTTCTCCTTACTTAGCAGCGTCTCCACCACCCGCCTAGCCGCCCACAGCGTCTTACCAGCCCGGTTGCCGCCAGAGATCAGCAGCTCAGAGCACTCAGCCCAGACCCTATTCGCCAGCTCCCAGTGGTCCGGGACGAAGCCGTAGGTGAAGGGATCAGCCTTCTCCAGCAGGCACAGCTGCGTCCGCTGGTCACGCAACTCCAAGGCTCTTGGATGTTG